AGCCGGTCGCTAGAATCCAACCAAAATTTTTTTGCCAAATATTTATCGGGATTGTCCATAGTGAGCGGTTGCATCACCCAGTTAATAGTAGCCTTGCGGAGTTTATCCAGTGAGGGAGAGATGCTGAGGCCAAGCTCAGAACACACAAGACTATTGCTCGCGACGTGGATTTGTTCATCTCGGCTTATATCAGCTGAGGTTGTACGCATAGCCGCGTCACCGTTAAAACGGAAGAATGGTAGTAGCACGAAGAAAATTGCACGCTCAGCAACCATGGCTTTGAGTACTGTGTGATCAGGATGTGCAACCCAGGCTTCTTTGAGCTTGAGTGCTTCCCTCTCAGCTTGTTCGTCAACGCCGTAAGCATCGGCGATGAAACCGAGTGCAGCGTCGTGGTTCTCTTCATCCCGTACATTACTGACGAGTATTTCTCTCGCTGCAGACGGAATATCGGTGGAAAGTGCATCAGTAATAAAGTCTCCTACTGGGAGTTCCATATGTCGCAAGGCAAGAGCACGGTGGATTGTCTCCTCCGCCCCTTCCTTGCAGATACCAGCAACAGGTTTCACTGGTGTCCATTTGCGCTTTCGCGCCATTAATTTGTCGTAAGGTGTCATTATTCAGCGCAATCGCATTGTGGTTCGTTTAGGATTTCAGACAGGTAGTCATCAACATCCACATCTTTCAGAGCTGCATAAGCATCGCTCTTATCCTGCACATCACCCATCACTTGCAGGGAGTAATACAGAGAAGTCTGAGGAGATTCTAACCACTCTTCGATAAAGTCTGCGTCCATCGTGGTCATATCAGACCACCAGTTGAACGAGTATCCATGAAGAAGACCTGTGGAGGAGAACAGTTTCATAATGCCATCAGCGACTTGCTTATAGACATCCCATCCTACCTCTGATGCGATTTCAACATCGCCATAATCATATGTCTCGACACCAAAGGTGCCAGAGTCCCGGTCAACAGTCCGCGCAATAGGCGGAGCGATCTCGGGTGTGCAGGTGTAGCCATCCAAGTCCTTGGATCTGTAGCTGCACGATGCAGTTGGTGCAATAGCAAAGGCTCTCACCATATTGTTAGCGCGGGCAATGCTAGCAGCAGCTTGGATGCCAGACTTAATCTGTCGGACTAGCTCAAATGCTGCAGTAGCACGGATCTCACCAGCGTGGAAGTGCTCTAAAGCTCTACCGAACTGTGCGTAAGTGACTCCATATCGCCGCAGGAGGTTTGCGAGACCCAGGACGCCAAGTCCAACTTGTCGATCCTCGGCAGGACTGAGGTATTCTCCAGTCTCTCCAACGCCTGTTTCTGAATGGAGTGCACAAAGCTGCGACATCCCTGAAGTGAAAGCACGAGGGATGTCATCGAACTCACAGGCTCCAAGATTACAGTGCTGTAGTAAACATGTTCCGCGGGAGGGCAGGTACACTTCAAGGCATACATTTCCTCTGATCCTTTTTCTTTCATTGTCATACCTTACTTTGTTGAGCCAGATGTCACCAGCACGAATGCCTTTGAATAGTTTTTGGCGGGTGAGCATATCCATATCCTCCCACCATTCAGGTGTGATGTTGACACATCGCTTGACCCAGGGTAGCTCCTCTCTTGGAGTTGTGATGAACTCATCAATGTCCGGATGTGACGCGTCCAGATGGAGCACTATCGCACCGTTCTTGTATCGACCACCTCTGCGTAAGATCTGATTCAGAGTAGAATAGATCTTCCCGAACGAGACAGGACCAGAGGCAAGTAACCCTTTGCCATTATCATCTCCTTTGGGTCGGAGTTTTGAGAGGTGGATAGCACAGCCTGCACCATTGCGTAAGGCGTGCGAGGCGAAGCGCCACGAGGCTTCAATACCATTTGGACCCTCCATTGAGTCTTCTACTACAAAGACCGTGCACGACACGGGTAAGCGTCCATAGGGTTCATCCATCCAGGATTGAACGCGTCCAGTTCTAGAAATCAGTTCAGCCATCGATCAAATCTTTCAGTTTAGGTGGTTCATAGTTCGGTCCCTTCAGGACCTTGCCATCCCTGCGGCGGATGGGTGTGCCGTCCAAGCCTAGCTTAGACAAGTTGGACCTGTGGACACGGTTCATCGCTTCCTCCAGGTCCCATTCCATATTTTCTGCGTATTGAAAGCAGACATACACAAGGTCTGCTAGTTCCTTCAGCTCCTCTTCGTAGCCTTCATGCTCACAGGCATTAATGAATTCGGCGTACTCTTCCGAGATCAAATCCTGTTGCATAGTCCGGTTCTTCCTCCCATTCGGAATCCCATAGGCTGTACGGAACTGTATGGCTTGGTCGGATAGGCTCGTCGCTCGGCAGTGTTGTGTGTTGGAGTTCATTCTCAAGATAGTGGATAGCCTTCTGTAGGTCCTCCGTGCGAGAACCTTTGTGATCGGCTCTGCAAATATATTTAATAGCATTGCCGAGATGGTAGTTCAGTTTCTGGTCACGAATAAAATCCCAAACCTCAATAGAACCTGTTGTGTAGTGTGTGGGTGATTTGCTTACCATTTTTTGACAAGGTTAGCGACATTGTTTGACAGGACATAAACCTGTTCTTGTAGTGCCATGAAGACAGTGATGATGTCCTCACGGCTAGCTTTCTGTAGGAGATCTTCAATCCTTTTTAGTTGAAACTCCTGCTCCATTGTTAGGTCTAAAATCGGCGGCGGCGGGACACCATGCGACGAATCGTTTGTTGATGAAGTCATAATCAGATGCGTGGAGGATTTTGGCAAGTCTAGCATTGAGTAGTGCGTCGGTATGGGTCATACCCTTTGACTTGAAAGCATCAACTACTGTTTCCCAGTAGTATCCTTTTTCTTCAAAGAGTTTTGTTGCGGTCTTAACACCGTATCCAGGCACGCCAGCGTAGCCGTCAGTTTGGTCGCCTGCAAGTGTTTGAATAAAATGCCATTGGTGCCCAGCTTCTGGCGTAATAGTCGTAACGGAGTCCTTGAGATCATAGAGTTTACCGGGGATTTGGCGCATGTCCTTATCGGGTGATACAATCACATTACCTGGGTTCGCCGTGGCATAGATACCTAGTGCATCATCTGCCTCCAGTTCCTCCATCACTATCACCTCATATTCTAGGCTAAGTGCTGCTATGGCGCGTTTATAGCCACAGGGTTTCTTTCTATTACGATGTCCCTTGTAATCCGGGAACAAATTTTTTCTGAAATTTTTATGGTGACTGAAGAACAGGATAAGGGTAGAATCGAAGAACTCTTTCTTGATCTTATCTAGTTCCCGTTTGATAGTCTTCATTACATCAGAGAAATGGCTGGTGACAACGATAAGGTCTTCACCAAAGTCAACCTCTGTCTCTGCGGCGGCGCAGGATTTGTAGACAATGTAATCAGCGTCAATGAGAAGCTTCATGCATTGTCCTCTTAAAGTTAATCATTAGTGTGTTTCGCTCCAATTGTTTCCGGTGGTTGCCTCGGCATCAATCCTGATGCGAAGCTTATAGTATTCTCCTGCCTCTGTAGCTGATAGCAACAGGGAGGATGATAAGTCTGCAGCGTGTGCAGGGTCTACCTCGAACTGTAGTTCGTCGTGAATGAATGCTAGCTGTGATGCACAGAGCTGTAGCTCTTTCATATGCTCTTGGTTGATAACCATCCACCGCTTCGCGACAACTCCAGCTCCTGACTGGAGCAGGTAGTTCAACGCCTTGTGAGGTGAATCAACAGTAATTTTTCTGCTGTCGATAGAGCGGACGAACCCTTTCTCCGAAGCTTTCTTGACAGCTTCGAGTAGGTCACCCAGTCCTTCAATCGCTTCGACATATGCTGCACGAATCTCTTTGCCTTTTCTTTTAGCGGCAGTTGAGGATAGCTGTTTGTCATAACTGTGTCCGATCTTTTCATCACCTGCTCCATACAACATAGCGTAGGTGACCGTCTTCACTTGAGACCTTGAGATTCCTATCTTGTCAGCATTGACCTGGTGTATGTCTCCATTGAGGAGTATGTCCGCATACCGTCCGGAGTCCCACCTAGCAAGATAGTGAGAAAGCATCCGAAGCTCAATGCCAGATAGGTCAGCGCCACAAAGGACCATACCCTTTGACGCAATGAAGAGTTGTCTGAATCGTTCATCAGCAGGTACTTGTGCAAGGTTAGGGTTACGGTGAGCGCAGCGGTGTGTGTTCGTGGCTACGGAACAATGATGATGAATACGCTTAGCAGTCGTAGATAGCTTCAGCCAGGCGTTCTCGCCTTCGCTGATCATTCCAAGCATCTTCGTTATCGTCAAAATCCGGTGGAACATCATCGCTACTTCCGTCCCAATATCTTTGAGAGTTACCTCGTCGATGATAGCTTTGCCAGTAGGTGTCGTCTGTGTCGGCGTCCAGCCATGAAATGTTTGCAGGATCCATGAGATGTGATCACGAGAAGAGCAGTTGAGATCTTTTAGTCGAGTAAAGGGTGCACCCTCGACATATCCTTGGCGGCGGTTATTTCGTTTAGGAGTGAATTCTGATCCTCTAACGAAAGGATGCCGTTGTCGTAGTAGCGCTTCAGTATCTCTGAGTTCTTTGGAGAGAGCATTGGCAAGGGTGATTGCAGCAGTCTCATCAAACGACCATCCATGTGACTCCTGTTCCGTAAGAATTCGTTGTACTTCATGTTCTAGCGAGACCCATTCAGGTAAGGTTGGAAGTGGTGCCATAGTTTGGTGGTGACGCGTACATCTTGAATACAATAGTCTTCCATCTCTTGTGACCAGTCAGACCAATCACCAGTGGAACTGTATTCACCTTTAAGTTCATTCAATCTGTACCCGTATGATTCAAGTGAGTGTTTACCGTATAGTTTGAGTGGCATCTTATCCCAAAGATGCGTCTTGTCTAGCTTCATCATATCCGCGTGGTACAATCTACTAAGTAGTAGAGTGTCAATACAATCGGCAGTACGATCAAACCAGCCATAAAGTTTTTGTAGAACAGGTATATCATAGCTAAGGATGTTATGACCAATGATGCAATCCGCATCCTGTAGTCGTTGTATCCCACGTACAATAGGCTCCTGGTTGCCCGTGTCGTTGTATGCCAACGTCTCTTTAGAGTCGAGATCATGGATAGCCAGGCAATGGACGGTAGTAACATTGTAGAGTAATCCGTTGGTTTCAATGTCAAAGACAAGATTCATCGACCTGTCCACTTGTATGTCTTGTCTACGAATTGTGCTTTCTTTACAGCCTCCGGTGTAGGTGGGTTAGGTTTGTTTAGTTTGAGTTGCTGACTATAGGTGAGCATAGGACCAGGATCAAAAATCTGTTGCCGGGTCGAACTCTTTAGTGGATTCTGTTTCATGGAATTGACAGGTGTCTAGGTCGTAGATCAGTTCGCAGGCGACGCCAGTTTCGCCTGAATAACGATTTTTAAGGACGCGCACAGTCGTAGAGCTTCGTTCAGGTCCGCTCTGTTGATCTCGCTCCAGTGCAATGCACGCATCGCTGAGTTGAGCAATAGAAGCGGATCCTCGAAGTTGTCCGAGTGTGACTCTAGCTCCCTCTTCATGGTTGACATCTGATGAAGTTCTCCGTAGGTGTGATACAAGAAATAGTGAAATACCTGTGCGCTCAACAAGAGAGCGTAGGCGTGTCATAGTGGTGTCAATCATTCGTCGCTCGTCTCCGTCCAGTCCACTGAGGAGGATGGAGAGGTGGTCGAGGAAGATGATTCGTGTGTCGAGACCCGATGCCAGATACTCAATCCGATTATAGATAACATCAGGGTCATAGGAGCCGAAACCATCATACAAATGGAGATCCCAATTAGCCATCGTAGCATCGAATGCGTCCGTGAGTTCTTCATGGGTGTGTTCTCCAATGTGTAGTGGCTTGCCTATGGCTGATGACATCAGTCCAAGGGATGTGCGACGGTTTGATTCTTCAAGAGCAATATAACCGACCCGTTCTCCATTTTGGAGAAAGCTAGTTGCAAGCTCCCTGCAGAATGAGGACTTGCCGATACCACTTCCAGCAGTGATTGTGACAAGCTCTCCATATCTGACTCCGTGTAGAATCCTTTGTAGTCCGGTGTAAGGGTAGTCATGATCAGCAGGAGGTTGTGGTGAGGTGACAAGTTCTAGTAGTGTCTTAGCATCAATGATGCCGTCAGGTCTGTATGGCTTGGCGTCCCAGTAGGCACGCGTCAGAGCATCGTAGTCATTGGCTTGCAATGCATCAGATGCGTCCTTGTAGTCATTCAGTCTGGCAATGTAGACTTTTCCTGGCGGGAGGACGGACGCGGCAGCATTGGCTGCGTCGATCCCAGCTTGATCGGAATCAAAGAAGAGAACAATCTGCTCAAATCCCTGTAGAAATTGTAGATTCTTCTGAATCGACTTTTTTGCTGAAGCTGCACCAGATGGAAGCGAAACCACGCTCCATGTTGGTGCAATCTCAAGACACGACGCCGCATCAAGCTCACCTTCAGTAATTGTAATTCGTTTACCGTTAGGTCTCCATAGATGTTGACCGAAAAAAGATCCGTCAGTTTCTCCTTCATAGCTAAATACCTTTGATTTAGTTCGAGTCTTAGCGCCAATTGGTTGCCCATTTGAGTTGTGATAGTAGAATCGT